TGGCTAAAAATTCTGCTGTTCTATCTACATTGCTAGACGCTGTTCTTTTACAATCACTAGGAGGAGCTAAGTCATTATTTTCTTCATATAAACCTGAGGCAATAGATGTTGCCGCAACAGATACAGTTGCATCATCTGGGTCTATATAAACAAACTGGTCTCTTTCTATATGCCCATACCACTTAGGGGTTGATAAATTTCTATGATTTCCATCTGCCACTCTTAAAGAACCACTAGAATAATAGTATACAAATTCTGAAACCTCACTTCCATCAGCATCTGTTAAAACAGTTATGGCATCTGCTGTGTAAGCATCATTGCTATCTACATATATATCAACTTTACCATCATCAGTATTGCCAACTGCAAGCATATAATCACCAACAAAGCCAGCTCTTTTAAAATTAACATCTGTATTGTCACTAACATTTTCAGTAGTTAATCCACCTTCTCCTATTTGTAATATAGCAGATACCATATTAGCTGTCATTGTGTGACTATTTGAACTACCTACAGATATTTGTGCACTACTTACTAGGCTTAAAACCCCTATGACCGTTTTAATACCATTATTAGCTGAATTGCTAGCCCCAGATATTAATATTTTTTGAGGTAATTCAGAAACGCTAGAAACAACATTGTTATCAGTCCAAAAGTTATCATCATTTATAAATATTTTATCACTATCAAAAAAACAAATAGTATGTTTACTATTTCCATCTGGGCCTTGACCTGTATTCCCAGTAGCTCCATTTCCCCTAGCTGTTCCACCACCTACTCCAATAGGGTCATCAGCTTCAAAATAAAACAAACCATAACCCGGTTTTAATGATGCTGTATGAACAGGAACAGTATTAGATGATAGTGTTAAGGCAGAGCCGTCAGTTGCTGTTTTCCACTCAGACCTAGGTATTAACTCGCCATTTTTAGAAACATTCCAATTAACACATTCAGCCATTTCACCCACAGTTAAATCTCTAGGGTTCTTAACATTGTTAATACCTTTTCCAAAGTTATCTAGACTATAAAATCTTTTAGGCATTAGTCTCGCAACTCTACATGAACTAAATCATCGAATCCATTATCTTTAACATCTCCATCGCTGTCCCAATCTCCACCCCAACGTATCTTAATACCAAGTTGCTTACCTATACCACGAATCATCCCCCCCATATAGTGAAATCCATCTCTGTTTTCCCAGTCTATTGGATAGGGGGCTAAGTCTACCGCTTTGCCTTCCATATGTTTAGAGTACTTTACTTTCGTCGCCCCCTTAGCCAACAGCTCCTTCTGCCTTTTTTCACTTCGCAATCCTTCTATTATCGTAACATCCATAATTTTAATAAGCTCATTAAGGACATTAACCAATCTAACATCAACACCCTTAAGCCTTTCTTTACTTTTTCTGCCAAATTTATACATATTATCTTTTTCTTTTCCTTGCTGTTTTAGCGGCTCTTTTAAATGCGCCAGCTTTAGGTGCACCTTTAGCACCTTTCTTCCTCATTTTTTCACCACTACCGGCTTTTATTCTTTTTCTTTTAGCGTGTATATTAGCATACAAACCTTTTTTCTTTTTCTTTCGCATTACCTACCTACCTTTTTCTGTGCTATTTTATGAGATTGGGTAAAAGTTTTACCATTTTTCATAGCAGTAACCATAGACTTTAAATGCTTAGCAGTATGATGCTTTGCGTGTTTTTTCATAGCGTTTGCCTGCCTAGTTGTTAATCCTGTTACAGATACGCCTTTTACTTTCTTAATCATTTTATTTACACTTCCACCTTCTACGTGCTTGCCTTATTCTAGAATTTGGATTGTTTTTAGTTTTAGCAGAACTTCTTTTTAATTGACCTAAAGACCTAGCGCAATAAGATTTACGTCTTTTAGCGGCTTTACTTCCCTTTTTAACTTTTCCTGTAACTGCTGTTTTTAACTTAGAACCGGGGTTGGCTTTTCTATAAGCCCTAACCCCTTTCTTAGTCATACCAGCTCCTGACTTAGTTGGTCTATAATTACCACCTTTGCCAGTAGTTCTTCTTATTGGTTTCTGTTTTTTTCTTGAAGCCACTACTTAGAACCAAAAGCTTTAGAAAAAAAACCTTTCTTTTTCTTCTTGCCTTTTTCAGCTAACTTCTTTTTCTTTTTTCTTTTCTTCTTGATATCGTCTCCATTCATTAAGCTATATGATGCATTGCTAATGTGAAAGTATTTTTCTATTTCGCTATGATTTGTTTCCATTTTACTGGAAGAAGACAAGGCGCAAGAAATAACTATAGTGTATATAACATTCATATCCATATTACATACCCATCTTTTTAATTAATACTGCTTTGATTAATTTCCAAATAGCTTCCATTATAGCTTTTTCTGTTTTTTCTGATAAAATTGGAATATCAACAGATTTATTAATTTCATCAATAAGCTCATCTCTAGTTTCATCTGAAAATAATTCATCAGCTACCATTTTCATTAACATTATTTATTTCTCCTAACTGTTTTTATTTTATAACAAAGATAAACAATAGTCATAACACCTATTATGCATTGTAATATTAAATTTATATTGGCTAAATGTATGCCATAATTAGCAAAAGATAGAGCTGAAACTTTTAAACTATCCATTAGTGCTTTCCATTTATTCTACTTAAAGAACCTTCAATTCTAGATACTTGATTATCTAAATCGTTTATTTCTTTAGTTATAGCATCAAATTTTCTATCTAATTTGTCATCAGATTGATTCCATCTAGTAATTAATTTTATAATCATACCTTCCATATTTTGCAATGTCTCAGATTGACCAGCATTTTCTACCTTTAATGCCTCCAATGTCTCCTGTTGCTTTGCAGATTTATTTGACAAGGAAACTACTAAGTATACAAACATAGCTCCCACTACACCTATCATTCCAGCTTCACCGTATACTTGCATAAAATCCATTATTTCCTCTTCTTCTTTCCCCAACTTAATGGGTTTATATTAAATTCTTTTTCATAAAATGCTATTTTATTTGCCAACTCTTCTCGTTCAATCCTTTCTTCCATGATATGTTTACCAAGTAAATCCCCAATTTGTTCATCAGCAATAATAACCTTATCTTCAAGTGCGACCAATCTAGACTCAACCCTCCAATACCCATACACAAGGCCAGCAACGAGTAGTAGTATTTGCCCCAACCACTTAATATTAAGAGAGATAACAGCATTATCATCAATGATACTCCCCCTATAGCTTCTAGCTGTTTTATGTTTTTCACTCATCTATCTCTTTAGTTTTTACTTGTGTGCTATCTTGTGATTCATCAAGAGCATATCCCATAATAGACCAACCTTCACACCCAAGTAGACTAATTAGAATAAATGTAGCGAATAGGTAAATGGTAAGATGTATTAGTTTTTTCATATTTTATAAAAATTTTACGAACCGCTTCCCCCAAATCATAATCATTGGGGTATTTTTTAATTAATTTTTTAATTTTTTTCTTCATATTAAACCTTTAAATGTTTAGAAATTTTATTAGAACCTTTAGACATAGAAACTATTTTCAATAATAATTCTGATTTAGTTTCATTAGAGTTATAAGAAATTCCACGCTTGTCATAAAAATCTTTTATTTCTGCTTTAGTATTACTATCAGTAGGATAATCTGATTGGCTTGTAGCAACTCCATTAATTATATGGTGACCTCCAATTATTAATCTACCATGACCATTGTCGTATTTTTTAGCACATTCTTCTACGTACAATTCTTCAATAACTTTAAAACTATTAGATTTTTTAACTATTTCGCCATCAACATCTAAAAAATAATCATAAGAAGAAGGGTAAGTCAAGGTTTCAACAGTTCCATCTGGGTATGTTTTTATCCGTTTTGCACCGGGTGTTGTGTTTCTATGAATTCTAATTCTATAACCCTGACTACTCCTTCTTATAATCATACTTCTATTCAACCTCTTCAGGCTCTAAAGCTTTTTTAAGCTCCATTACACCTTTCTTATGTTTTTCTACAAACACTTTCTCACACTCAACTAATTGCTGACGCATAAAAGCATTTGTATTCAGTTTGTTCTGAATGTCATTTACATGATTTTGGAACATAGCAACTTCTCCTGCTAGTTCCTTTTGTGAATCAGTCATATCCTCGATAACATATTCTTTACCATCAAGATTTAAGACTGGCTTTTCTTTTTCTTTTTTAGCCATTTTCATTCCTTTTGTTTAACTTTCCAAAACTTTTACACGAGCTTCTAACTCTTGAATTGCTTTTACTAAAACTGAAACTAACTCTCCATACGCCACACTTTTACCACCTGTGATAACATCTTTTTCAATGACAGCATCTTGAGCTTCAACAGCCTCAACCGCCTCAACTTCGGCTGTTTTAATATCGTTAACACGAACACCATCTGGTAAATCATCGCCTTCCTCCCAATAAGTTGGAGCGACATATTCAACTGCTTCAACAGCCTCAACAGCCTCCTTTTTTAAAACATCCTCAATGATAGCATCACTTCCAGACACAACTTCTG